ATCGAACCGGAGACCAGAGCGCGACTCTGTCAGTTTTCCACTAGCGTACATTCCACATAACCCGGATTCCCGGGTTAGCAAGGTGTTTAACGTGTCATGCCTGCCACGAGTTGTTTCGGATATTTATTTCTTTTTTTAAAAAGAAAAGTATGAATAACAAAAACCTTAATCAAGGAGGTGCGCCATCTTGCGTGCCAGATGACAAATACGCACGACAGGATTCGAACCTGTTTAACTTTCCATTAAAGCGTGCGCACCAGCTACAAAAGTTAAAGAAAGGAGGATTAAAACGAAAATGTCAAAAACAACCGTTTTATTTGTGCTTCCTGCTGCACAATTACATTATAACAGATTTCTTTCAACTACCTCTCTACCACTTTTGTGTTTTTAGAGCATATCACGGAGCTTTTCTACATATCTCTTGACAAGATCACGTTCTTCCCGGCATTCTGCATCCTTTGACATATCACTCATTTCTGTTGTGAGTTCGTCAAGATGTTCTTCCAGAGCGGCAAGCATCTTTCTTTTGCAGTCCTCAGACTTGCCGGAACGATAGCTCTGTTTCTGCGTCATGTAATCGTCATAAGCATCTCGCCCATCAGAGCGGCTGTAATGCCCTCTGACATAATGTTCACCCCTTCTGGCATAAGAATTACCCCTGTCGTAATCCGGCATCATTCTGCCATCATTTGAGCTGTATCTCCCCATGCTGTCACGCTTTCTTCCACGTTCACTGTAATCGTCATTGTATCCGCCACGCATCTCATCAAGGACAGTGTTGTAGTACTCTACTTTCTTATCCCAGTACTGCGTATTCTTGATATCTTTGTACATATCAATCAGTTTGTATGTCATTTCCAAGTTCCCAGTGGTCAGCCCATTATCAGCAATTTTGGACAGCTCGTCTTCGATTCTTGCGCATAAGTCTTTAATATCTCTCATAATCACACCTCCTACGCTTCTCTGGTCACAACAATGTTCGCGTTCGCAACAGAAATAGCCTGATCGCTTGTGTTTTCTACCGCGATATTAACGCAGCATCCGCGAGGCACATCAATATAGATGCCAGAGGACACATTATTGTACTGATTTACTGCTGCCGGTGTGGAAATCATCTGGGAAGAAAGAACCGGCTCACCAGAGATTGCAATTGCCAGAGAAATAGCTCCGACAGTACCGCCTGTTGGAATTGCGATATTACCAGAAAAATCCACGAAGAATCTCGCTTTACACTGGTTAGTCAGTCCTCTTAGAGTGATGATTCCGCTTCCCTCTCTGTGCTGAATGCAGTTAGAACCCTTAACTGCTGTATTTGAAAATACTACGTTTCCATTTGCTGCTACAGTCTGAGCAGCTACACTTGTAAATTCTGCCATAATTTTTACCCCTTTCATATCACAAAAGGACAGGTCTCAGCCTGCCCCTCTGTGTAATACGGCATAAGCCGACATTCGAATCAATCGAAAGATACTCTCGATATGAAGTTATCAGCAATTGCATCCGGTGTTGCATCCGCATCCACATCCGTAATATGTGTTCGGGTTAGGAACCTGATATGCCGGAATCGGTGCTGGATTGATTGCATTAATGAGCTGCTGTGTCTGAGAAGCCATTGCAGTTGTGAGAAGTGCGCTCTGGCGATCCTGAGATGCAGCACGTCTGAGATCATTATTCTCAGCCTGCAGACTAGAAATCTTTTCATTGCAAAGATAGTCAAGAATGGCTCTTGTTCCAGCGTTCTGACTGTCAATAATGTCTCTTGTATTGCTGTTCATGGTGTTCTGCAATGCGCAGGTGTTCTGTGCCATATTGTAATTTACGCCCTGAATTGCTTCTCTGGTTTCGCAGCAACAGTTCGCAAGCTGTGCCTGTAAAGCATTAGTATTCTGCATATTAGCCACAGTATCGGCATTAATAGCCTGCTGGATTCCGAAGCCGGTCTGCATGATGTTTGTGTTGATTCCATTGAATCCGGTAAGCATACCATTATTCATGGCATAAAAGCCATCGCACAGGCCACTGTTGATTCCATCAAGTTTGCTGATTACCGCTGAATTGTCGAATCCTCTCTGAATGTCTGCCTGAGTAGCTGCTGTGGCTGCATATCCGCCGCCATTGCCATTATTGCCCCAGCCGTTGTTTCCCCATCCGAAGAAAGCAAAAATGAATAAAACAATAATCCACCAGCTACCATCTCCGCCAAACATGCCGTCATTATTTCTACCGTTTCCAGTAGCGGCGGCAATATCTGCTAAGCTATAATTTCCATCCATAGTTATAATCTCCTTTATTGTGTATTTACATCAATCTGGCCAGATTGTAATGTACTATTTCATATTCTTTAGCAGATTTTGAAACTGTCCTGCCATCTGTTGAACTTGATTAAGTTGCTGCTGAGAAATCTTCCCAGACCGCAACATCTTCTCAACTTCTGCTTTCGGGTCTCCTTTAAAATTTTGCCTAAACTGTACAAACTGTTGTATCATCTGCATTGGCCCGTTCCCCTGCGGCATTCCACCACCAAGCGCATTAAATAATGGATTACTCATCTGCGTTTCCTCCCTTGACTGCTGATTCCTGCACGGTATTAGCTCTAACAGGTTCAGAAAAAGAATTTAATCGGTTTATGATAGCTTCGTATTTGCCCTTTAAATCGTCGTATTCCTGTCTGGTGACATATTTACTGTCCATGTTCTGAACAGGCTGTTTAGGTGGCATCTGAGTGCCTACTTCATGATACTCAAACGTCCGTAATGGCTGTGGCATACCGGAAACGTCTGTGGATTTTATAAAGAATTTTTCACTCTCGCTGTCCATCAGTAGAACGCTCGTGCCGGGTGCTACCAGATAGGATTTCGCACCTACTTCGCCAGACACCCACAGGATACCATTGTTATTCTGTTGGGGTTGCTGCACTGATTGAGTTGGAATCTGGACGGGCTGTTGCTGGAACTGATTCATTTGCCCCGGAACGCCAAAACTATATTGATAAGGATTGTTATATAATGCCATCTTATGCACCGCCTTTCTAGTTATATTTTTGCATAGATGTATCAATCTAAAAAGTTCAAAAAAGTATCGAAAAAGTATTGTGTAATAACGCACATAGATTTATAATTTAGAAAAAGGAGGGATTAACATGGCAACAGAAGCGCAGAAAAGAGCAGTAAGAAAGTATGAGAACAGCAACTATAGGCTAAACATTGTCTTTCCAAAAGGAACTAAAGAGAGGATTGAAAAGCTCGGTCTTGGCAAGAGCAACAGTGCCTTTATCAGGGATGTTGTTCTGTCGGAGCTCAACAGGTTAGAAAAAAAATAAAAATAACGCACATATACGCTTGACATATAACGCACATAGATGTATAATAAAGATAGTTAAAGAAAGTGCATTACATAGCCCCACGAGGAGTAGAGAGGAGTCAGAACAAAAATGATTAAGAGAGTAAAACTTGAAACTATTTACAAAATGGCTAAAGAAGATAACGAGGAAATAAAAAATCGTAAACTTTTCCCGGACGGATGGGACGAAAAAGTCTACGATTATTATAACAAATTATCGAAAGATTCATGCGACGTTGAAATGTTCATGGGATTTCTGAGTGGCGAAGATTCTCCGTTAGAACAGGCGTACACATACAGGAGAAACATGTATATCATGCTGTACACAATGAACGTAACAGATACGATGGCATTTGTGGATAGCGAATATGATATATTCTACATCGTATCAAAAGACGGTGATGAGTATAATAGTTGGGAGTGGTGCTTCGCAAACAACATTGACCCGATCAAATACAGGGGTGACGATGGAGACGAACCGGTACCGGAGTGGCTCATAAAAAAATATGAAGAACAGATAAGGGAGGAAAAGGAAACAGAGCTGAGCGGATATGACGAAAAAAATAAGATGCAGTAGGATAAAATTTAACTTTCAAATCACTTTTATATGTGGTATAATAGAATAGAGTTTAGTAGTCCCATATTGGAATGTAAAAAGTATTATAAAATTTTACATTATTTAAAGTAGGACCATATTGGAACGTAAAAATAAGGAAGATTACATCAAGTTCACAACTGTTTTAAAAAGACGCAAAATAAACCCCTGAGAGATAATCCCAGGGGCTTTTGCTGTCGTCTTAACACACTTTAATTATTTTATTATTCACCCGGCGGCTCAATCGTTTCGCCGTGGATATACTCACATTCATCTGTTCAGCACAGTATTCGAGTGTATATTCCTTGCATCTCAGTCGGAACAGCCTTTCCTCGTCCGGTGTAAAATTACACTCTATCAAGAATCTGTCTATATCTTTCTTAGTGAACACATATAATTTCATGAGCATACCCCTTATTAATGCAATTAATGCTGATTCTGTGCAAGATACTCCGTGAGCTTCTGCTTTGTTTTTTTTAACTCCTCGACGTTGTTTCCGCTGATCTGACTGTCTAGCATGGTTGATAACACTTCCAGAATTAATGAATCTCGTTCTGCGATTCTCCGAAGACTCTCGTAATCTCGTCTATCATGTTCTTCCAGTGTCTCTACTCGCTTATTAAGTCGGAATGCCGGGGTAATCCACTTAAATATTACGGCTGCCGCCCCTCCAACAATGGACACCCCTCCACAGATAGAGAGGAAAATCTGTACAAATTCTGATATGCTCATTTAGCTACTCCTTTTCCCAGTAATATACCGGGATTTCATTACCGGAATCCCATGTATCAAAATATTTGCCGTTCTGTACTGTCACCACATGACCATCTATGCAGAGAATGTATGTGCCTGTCGGATGGTCTGTACAAAAGTCGTTGACTGTATAGATATATCGCTCTGATTGTTCAATCAGCTTGCGTCTGTATCCATGCTTATACAGATACGCTCCCCAGACATAATTTGCACTTGGCATATCTGACAGAGCACACGCCTGTATCATTAATCCGGCGAATACTGTTTCCCAGTCAAACCCGGTTGCCTTACATATTGCCCGGACAGCACAATCTCCGACTCGATTACCGGCAGGATTCGGATTGTAATATTCCCATCTATCCATTAGTCAATCCCCTTTGCTGTCTTATATCTCTTTGCCGCTCCTCTGGCTTTTGCGGCGTTCTGGCGGTTCCACTTAGCAATCATAAGTCGGTCTTGCAGTTCCCTCAGGTCATTCTGCTTGCAATAATCTTTGTATGCAGCATTTTGTTTCTGTAAAAGAAAAGACTTCCGGTCAAGGTCTTGTTGTAATGCGAATTTCGCCTTTTCATTCGGTGCATTGTCAACTCCTGCTTGCAGTCCAAGAACCTCTCTCTTCGTCTTGCGGATTCTTCGCTCGTAAGTACGCTGTCTCTGTTCTTTTTCGTACTGTTTACTTTTGTTGGCTTTATCCTGCGCTGATAGTTCTGCGTAGGGATTGAATTCCCCATCACTGGCTCCAAAGCTATGCCGACAGTTGACCCCTGACAGTCCACTTGCTGTTCCATATCCGGTCAATGAGAATGGTGGAAATTTCTTACTCTTGCCAGAACGAGAGTATATCTTGCCTTGCCAAAACGAGTGATTCCCCGGATTCTCGCCACCATCACCCGTTCTCGCTCCCATGTGTGCGCTGACCAGAACTAAATCCCAGTCCATTTCTTCCATGCGTTTTAGGGATATATCTCCCGTAGCCTGTGCCACACCAGTTCTGACAGAACGCGCAATTGCGGTTTCAATCGTATCTTTTCTGCCAGATGGATATGTGACGGTAACACCATCACTCACAACGTTATTGACTGCTTCTTTGATGGCTTGTGTATATCCAACTGCCCCAGTCATCACATGGTTATATGCAAGGTCGCATTGCTCGATATAGAGCCTCTGAGCGGCACTTGCGGTTGTTCGCGTAAAGTTCTTCCACTCACCCATGGTTGCAAGCATATTCCGCTCCATGAGCCTTATCATAGCCGGTGACTGTTCAAGCGGTACGGGGCTAAGCCCCGCCGCCTTGTATACCTTATCATCATAGTTCATTGCAGTGATTCCGGCATCTTCAAACGCTTCAAGAAGTTCCCGTTGTTCACGTTTGGTGTATCTGGATAGTTCCGCCAGAATGTCCTCTAGCAGTTCACCGGATTCCTGTAGCGTTCTGATTCTCCACGCATCGGCATTGGTCAGAATATAATCCTCACCTCTGCCGATTCTTGCCATCATCCGCGACACGATCTCAGAGACGATATACTGATGTAATTCTTCTGCAATCTGTTCACTGCCTTCTGTAACTCTTCGCAAATATTCTGGACTAAGCATAGTATATCACCTCTTTCATCAAAAGTCGTGGTACATGTTTTAGATTTTACTGATTAACTAAAAACTTCTTTTAGTTAATCAGTTGCCAATAAATACACCACTACCAATGCCATAATGATAATTTCCACTTATTTTATCTAACATACAAACTGTTCCATCAGTTTTCCTATATGGCACAAGGTCTTTGACAAGTTTATCACCAGAGTATGCTTTAAAATTATAGATTTTGATGTTTGTATTAACTAATTCAGTTGTTAAATAACCCTGTGGAATATCCGTTTTATGAAATAATAAAATATTTTCATCATATGCGTTTATTCGGTATTGATTTGACATGTCTGAATTGTCTTTTACTAAAGAATCGTCTACATATGATTTTACCGAACCGTAAATGATTTTTTTCCTTGTTCCATCATATACACTTGAAAGATTAGCACCCCTTGAAGCAGTTTGTATTCTGTTAACATCAACCTTTGACAGCATGAAGCAATTCGGATGTTCTGCGGAGGAAAAAACGCATTTATTTTGAGCATCCGAACCGGTTGCTATTGTAATTTCTATTCTAGGAGCATCTTCTGGAATGTTGCCAGCCACATCGTTCCGGACATCTCTATATCCAGAGAACCCCGTATCAATATAAACATTACCGTCAGATTGGATATATGAAATTTCGCCATAAATAATTCTCTCTGCCATTCCAAGATTTCTAGTGCTATAATCTGTATCGTTTGTCGATAAAACTAATGCCATACTATTACACCTCTTCTTCAAATTTCAAATATTTCCACCCGCCTGTTCTGGTATAAACTCTCACTTTGTCCTTAGTATAGTCAAAATACATCGTGCCGTATGGAATCATATCAGTTTTATTATATTCCCAATCTGTAAGTTCACCTGTTTCTACTAATTTTTGTATATGCTTAGAATTTGGGGATAAATTATCTCCTACTTTAAGACAAAATAGTGATCTTAATTGTGTAATCGAAGGCATAAAATTCATACCTTGGTTATCAATGTCAGAACCTACTTTTGTAACACAATAATATGCTCCGCTATCAGTTCCTTCCTGAGTAGCTGCATGAAAAGTCTGTATCCATGAAATATCTTTGTTTTTTGTTCCAATTCCAAATGTAAGTCTTGCATCTTCTTCTGCATTCCATCCTTCAAACAGATGCCCTCCATGCTGAAAATTTCCAGTGTCGTCTTTGTTCCATCTACCTTTGCCACCACGGACGGATAATAAATCCGCTTCAAGTACGCCCGCAATTTTAGAATACGGTGGCAGTTTTCCATTACCATATGGATGTCCACCCCATCCATACTTTTTGTTGTATGGTTCGTTATTCCAAACTTCAAATGATGCGATATGCCCAACTATATTACCGTCTAAATCACATAGTAAAAAACCATCGTTAGAATTTGAATCGCTCATTTTCTTTTGTATATCTGTAAGTGCGGTTCCCTTTTCATCTACATCTTCCTTTAGTGAACCAGTTTCCGTTTTCAGCGAAGCAATATCAGTCTTGTTCTGCTCAATCTGCTGCGCCTGTTCTGTCGTGGCTCCGGGCTTGACCGGATTCTTTTCAAGGTACTCATTCACTGCATTCTTGATTTCTTCCGGCGAAATTTCACCGCCTATTCCTTTCAAACATAATTCGTATAAATACTTCTCTTTTCGCGTGATCGGCTTCGGAATTTCGCCTTTATAATCACCTGTCAGATACGCAAGATATTTTTCTTCCCTTGTCACTGGTTTATCTGCCATCTTTTTACTCCTCTCCGAATAATGTTGGTTCGTCTGGTTGAGCTTCTTTGACCATTGCTTTCGCTTCTTCCTCAGTCATTCCCTCAAATTTTACAAAATACAACCATGCCGGAACCTTGCCAGTAGTCACATACTGCCACCATCTCGCACGGTCATTTTCACGTACATACAGGATGTCCCCGAAATCATAATTGACCTCGTAAGCTCCGACAGGTGCAAGCCCGTACAGGTCAGCGTAAACATTTAATGCGTAGATTACTTCGTCTAGACAGGATTCCAGTTTGTCTCGAACGTCTTTAATGAACTGCACTGTTCTCTGCTGTTCCGCTTCTACGCCTGTAGCCGTCTGAATACCGCTAGATTCGTTGAATACGAAATACCCGTTAGAGAATCCAATTTTATATCCTAACTGACTTAAAAGGGCATTTATGCCGCTTATGCGGGTATCTGTGTTGAGCTGTGGATTGATTTCTTGATAGAACGTATCCTGCCCTTCGCCAAATACATTCTTGACAAAGTGTGGCAAGCTCATCTCTTTCCGTCTGTTCTCCATACCCTGTGGCGACATAGCTGATACAGGCGTACCGCTTGGCATCAGCAGTCTATCATCTGCCAGAACAATCTTCTGAGAATTAAATATTTCTCTGGCATTACGGCTGTATGCAATGTCGAGGTCTTTTAACTCCTCGATAGCTTCGGCAAAAATCGGCAATCCCAATGGTGCATTAATATCCACGTTATTCGCTTGCGGCGTCCGCAGTACTCCGTACAGAGGCCCGTCCAGCTTCTCTCCATTTGCCTTGAGAATCGGCGGCGTATCTGCCATAAGGTCAGCCCATTTGGTCTGTTTAAGGTCAATCTTATCGCCGATTGACTGAGGGGATTTTGACACATAGGCTCTATTAGAAACGTAGTACGGATAGGTCGTCACGCCATCCACGGTAGTCTCAACAAATCTATGATATTCAAGCCGTGTATAGTATTTCCGTCCAACAGTATAAGAATCCTTGAATATGATTCCCTTAATTTCCTGATTATCATAGTCCACGATCATCACATCTGCCGGAGTAAATACGTCAATGCTTTCACCATTTGGCTTAATAAATACTGTTCCATAAGCACAGCCATATTCTACCCAGTGACGGATTTGAAAATATACCTTGTCGATCTGTTCCTGTAGCCACGTAGCCCTTGCAGAACCGTCTATCTGAATGCCGATCGCCAGCGTTGCGAGCCGAGCTGTTTCTGAGCAGACAGATTTAGCAAAATTGATCGTCTTGATATTATTCTTATCATCCAGCCATTCCGGCGCACCTCTGTAAATGTTCGCGCACCGGTTAATCAGCGATTCCATCTCTGGAAATTCTGCTGCCTGGATATTAAAATCCTCTTCGGCTTGTTTTTTGAATATCATGTTAAACCACCTTTTTAGTGTTGTTATAAGTCCCATTTAATCTACCTTTTAAAATCCATCCATCTTACAGAAGTATCTCGCACAATAATGCCTTCATATTCTACAACTTTTAAGATTTCGTTAATGTCAGATGATCCATATATTTTTAAACCGATGCTTAAGAATTTATTTATTTTATCTGAAAAGTACCTATCTAACATTTTATGCACTGTACCCCCTCCTGTTAAATAACGGCTCATAAGCATACCTGAGTGCCGAGATTGCGTGGTCGTTTCCGTCAGGATAACCACTTATTACATTTCCCTCTTTGTCCCGATCGTACTCATATTCTGTGATTTCTTTATATGCGTTCGGTGTTCGCTTCGGGTCAATGACTATAGTCTTTGTCTGTAAGAATTTGAAACCATACTCGATACTTCCCGGTCCTTTGATTGCTCCTCTTGCAGGAAGTCCGGCATCCCGGAAGTCATTCACAGACTTAGGTTCCGCAGAATCACATATCATTGTGTAATCGTCATAGCCTTTTTTCTTGATCCAATCAGCAGTCTTAGAGTTGCTCCATTTATTTACATACAGCTCGTCAATCAGATATATCTTCTCTCTGGCAGAATCATAATAAGTTCGGAGATAGCAGAAGGCATCCGGGTACCATCCATAATCTACACCAGCGAAAATGCGGTCCATGTGGCTGATCTCTTCGTCTGTAATATCTCTGATTTCGAGATATTCAAATACGTTTCCGCCGTCACCATTTGGGACGCCCAGGTATTCATGCTCATAGGCTTCTGGGCGAATCTGTTTGAGATGTTCGGCATCGTCAAAAAACTGTTGTCCAAGCCATTCCTTTGGAACCGTTCTGTAATCAGAAGAATGAACATATCTGTCGTCTCTCTGGATTAATACTTCCTCATTCATGAAGTTATGTCTTGTTTTTGGTGGGTTGAATGACATAAAAGTCCAGTAGTCTTTTCCACCTCGCATTGATGACTGCAAGATGCTTCGTACTTCTTCCATTCCGGTAAAAGTATCACATTCTTCCAGCCATGCAAAAGCAAAGTATCCGAATGGAGCTTTTAACGACTTTAATTTCATTCTGTCATCAACGCCACGAAACATTATAGTCTGCCCAGTTGGTATGTATGTTATTTTCATTGGGCTGACAGTACATTTAAAATCGCCATCAAGGTGTAGTGCTGATATAGCAAATTGCATCTGTGAAAAAACGCTATCTCTTAATGTATTCGCTGTTTTTCTGAATATGATACAATGTTTGTCTCTATTCTCTTTTCTTGTCATTAGCAATATAATGACAATGCTCACGAAAGAAGACTTGCAGCTTCCACGTCCACCTTTGAATACATAATAAGTGTGTTTGTGTTCTAAAATATCTCTTAGCACATTGTCAAAATTATACGGAAATAAATCATCTGCGGATATTTTCATACTGCTTCATATCTCCAAACATATCCATAGGCTGTGGGACGCCCGCCAGAACAGCATCGAGAAATAGCACTATTCTTATAGCCTAATGTTCGCTCCACGTCCATAGTGCAGTCCCATGTTTTTATTATTTTGCCACTGTACCTGTCTATCTGGTTAACCCTTTTAGCTGAAACGCTTTTGCTACCTCTATGGGAATCGCCAATTCTTCTTTTAGTCTCGTCTGAAAGTTTTCTTCCGGTTTGAGTTATCGCTCTTTTGGCTACAACTTCTTTTGTGTGCAACCTATCACCAAAATGAAGCTGTGTTGCTGTCTTACTCATTTTCTTCTTTGTACGAGTGCAGCGCTTCTTTCCGAAATTTCCACCACTGTCAAAATTAAATCCGTACTTTTCTTCATTGCTTCGATGTTCTGCAATGCTTTTTCGTTCAATTAATTCGGCTTCTTCTTTGGTGAGATTATCGGATATAATTTCATGTTTAATCCCTTCCCAACCATATTTTTTTATAATTTTGAAGAAATCATCGTTTCCGTAATACCCGCTGTCCCACCTTGCTTTTACTGTTTTGCAAGTCATTCCTATATATACTCTGCCATCAGGCACAGTATGTTTATATACTCTATATTTTCTCTCCGTTTCTGGTAAGTTCAATTACTATACCCTCCTCTTTTTCTTCTTTCATTTCCGGTTCTGGGTTATCTCTCCATTTATCACGTTTTCTGTTTTTTAACCAGAATATTTGAGCCGTAGTATTCCCTTCGAGAGCATTTTTAAAAAGTGCATTTTCTACTAAGTAATCAGCTATTTCTTTTCCTTCTTTTAGGGACTCCGAAATCTCCGAATATTTCTTTTTCCATTCATATAATGTCGATGAGGAAATGCACATATTTTTTGCAATCTGCTCGTCAGTTAAACCATCTCTAGCCCAACCTTGTAAAAGTACTTGACCTTCTTGAGAAAGCCAATATTCATACTTTCCCGCCATATTAACTTTCTCACCTCCAAACATAAAACACGCCCTAGCATAGTTATAATTATATATACTATAATACCATACTAGGGCGTACGTAGCTCTCTACCACTTTTATAATTTTTTAAGTTTTTTTTTAAAGCCTGCCAATCAGTTTGGCCAGATGATAATATTCCGCCATGACCTTGCGTTTGTATCCGTAAAAGTCATTCTCTGTTGCAGGAACTGTCCTGATCTTCTCCATTGTCCGATAACCAATACTGTTCACGATGCTGTCATAGATTTGTGATTCGATGCCGGGCGCATATTTGATAGATACCTGTAACAGATTATATTTATCGCTCTCACTAAGATTCCGCAAGTGACTTTGTAATGTCGGTATATCATCCGGCGGCACTCCGTAATCAATCAACGTCGCATTTCTCAACTTCATTTATTTCACCTTCTTCATTCAAACTCCAGTCACATGGTATGCCTTGAAAACATTCTGGACAGTGCTCGTAGAATCCGCAACCTTTGCAATCCGCTGGCTATCTAGTACAATATTGTTGTAATACGCGGTATGCTGATATAGCAAGGTTTGGCGTTATGTCTGGTGTAGGTCTGTTATTCATTTCTTCATCTCCTCCAACTTTTTCACGGCTTCTTCACGGGTGAGGAATACGGTTTTACCAATTTCGCTCATTGGAAAAGCTCCTGTTATTGAACCTGTATAGTTTTCGTAATAAAATATAATTTCATCTTCTATATCTGGCTCAACATAACTGTCACAATATCCATATGAAAATGCTTTTATTTCATACGATTCCGGATATCCAAAATCGTTATCCCATACCATATCCCCAACCTTACACGGCAATCTCACAAGCAATCCCTGTTCTTCTAAGTCTTCATAAACAGCAAGTTTCGTAAGAATTTTATCCGCAAACGGTTTTAATAATCCATCCGTAATTTCTTCTTTTGCAACTCCTGTACCATCAACATTTCTTTCTCTTTCTGTTAATCTCTCCATCTACTTCACCTCTTATCGCTTGCTTTTTATCGCTCATTTTCATCGCTTGTTTTTGTAATTTCTCTCAAGCAGGCATTCCAACCGTCGGCAAATAAGTTTTTCTGCACTTCGTAATTGCTCACGGGTGCAGTTGTACTTTTCTTCTCTGGTAACAGCTTCAATGGACACCAATCAGGTCTTGATTTGCTTTCGTAATCATAATGTTCTTCTGTCATCAGAATTACATCATAATCTAAACAATCGGCTAATTCACAGTATCCCTCATATTCAAGTTCGCCGCAGTATGCAGTTCCGAACGGGCAATTATAGCAATTCTCCGGTGTATCTATCACTAATACTGATTTACTCATACGTTTCACTCCCTTTCAACATCAGGCTTAAAGTGTTATATCCCGGGCAAGTCCTGACTCCGTTTCTGGTATCTCTTAACAGTACACAGTACGGATATAATGCCATGACCTCATAGACGTGTTCTGTGGTGTCTTCGCCGCGCTGGTCGATGTATTTGAAACACTTTCCCGGTCTAAGAAAGTATCTTGCACATACATACGCTTTTGTTCCGAATCTTACACTTGCACTACTCATTCAACTCTCCCCATCCTTCACGATTTTGATTGCAACTTCAAACGCATCAGTTTCACCCTCGAAATACTCCGATGCTTTCTGTAATGCAGCAGTTCTTGTCTTTTTTGTTTTCAACTGCTCCACAACCTTGTCCAAATCAAAAGCTGTCGGTTGCTCGTCCACAGCTTCATATATAATTTCTGGACTAAATGTTTCTCTCCCTGTGTTTAAAGAGCTATTAATTGCTTCTTTTAGCTTATCTGCATCTATTAAGCGCATTTAATTATCCCTCCATAAATACTTTGCAATGGCACTCGCAATCTCCGCGAAGATATTTTCCGCCACTTTCCATATTGATGTCACAATCATGATATTCTCCATAGATACTGCGCTTACAATCCGTACAGTACACAGCTTGCTTAATCTCTTTGTAGCATTTCTCAGACATATTTCTGATTCTTTTCAAATCATCATCTGACTTTTCTTTGATTTTCTCAGTGGTAGTAAGCCCTGCTCTTAATAGTATGTTGTGCGTTCTTGTTGTTAAGCCTAATTCATCAATATTCATTTATTTTTCCTCCCACACTCCCAACAACCGCATCCTCTCATACAGTACAGCGACGGTCTTGCGTCTGTATCCATAAAAGTCTTTCGGATTCATCGGGATATATCTTTCTTTGCTGATTTTCCTGTAACTTTTCCGGTGCAGGATATTCTCGATAACCATATCCGCTATCACCGTGTTCTTCGGGCAAGCTGACAAGGCGGCACTGGTAAGCAGGTATCCGTACTCTGCCGGGAAGTCTTTCAGCATCGTATTCAGTTTTTCTATGTCATCTGCCGGAATACCGTAGTCTTTCAGCTTTTTATTCCTTGTCAGCATACCGTTCTCCTTTCTATTCGTCTGGATGGTGTTTGTCGTACATGATCGCCACACATACAAGACTAACCACTCCAAATATAGTTCCAAGGGTGAATCCTAATAAGAATGTAATCATGCTTCCACCTCGCTATCCTCTGGCATCTGAAAGACCATTTTGTTCATAAGTACTTTTCCAATAGCTTCAGCCAGAAGTTCATTTTCTTTTCTGGCATTTTCATCGTATTCGTAAAACTTTTCGCCTTTTCCATGTTCTTCATATATATCTGTTTCGATCTTGGTTCTTTTTGGAGTGATTCTTGTAATCTTAACCGGAATAATTTTTCTATGTCGGAACGTCGATAACCACCCGCAATTCACCGTTCTGGCAATTCCGACGGTATCTCCTACCTTTAAATCGTCTCTGCTGATTTCTTTTAACTTAATATTCATTTCTCGTCCTACTTTCATTTACCCAAATGCTACCTGTCCGTTATTCTGTATATAAATCATCGGTGCAGCTTTACGCTCCATATCTCTCAATCAGCTCCTTATAATCATCACAAATCTGAATGTGATGCTTCTTTTCCAAATCATCAACCATTTCAGACAATGATGTTTTTCCAGAATTGATATCATTGATGTAGTTATTAATTCTTTTTACGGACTTCATGTAACGTTTCCATCCCCATCCATGTAATTCGTGCATTACATAGAACAAAATCACAAAATTCAGCACGTCAGACCAGTTCTTTCCATCCTCGAACCCATCATCAAAGGCTTTTAACTCCATCTCTTTTAACTCTTTCTGGCAGTTCTGGATAGACTGTGCGAACATATGAGATTGTTTATTTGTATATGGAATGAATGCTTTCTTTTTCTGCTTGATTTTTAGGCTTCCCATCCAACAAACCTCCTTATGTTTTCTGTTAAAGCATCAAACTGTTTTAACATCTTCCGGCATCCGTTTCTAGTCACCTGCATATCTTCAGCGGAGTCATCTATCCAATATTTGCCGTCAATCAGATAGCTGTTATCCAAGAATGTACGGAATCTGCATTTTGTAAGTCCGAATTTATTCATGATTTCTCTTTGTGCCAAGGACTCTACAAATTCACCGTCTGCTGCAACAATGTCATAAAGTTTCATTTTATCTCCTTGTTTATCTTTCTTATTCCGTACCCAACTGGAGTATATGCCCTGTCGGTACTGGGGTGGTTCGTCTTGAGCAAACCATCATCAACTAGATTATTGATATGCTTCCAGACCGTAGCTCTCCCGGCATCCACCCTTTCAGAAATCTCTGTAATCGACGGTGCATATCCAACCAGTTTAATATAACTGACGATATACATATATATTTCTTTTCTGAGAGCCTGCCCCTGTTCGTATCTATTTTTCGTGTTGTACATTCTTTCTCACTTCCCTCTGTTTAGAATCTAATAGCTTATTAAAAGCAACTAGACAATTCTTAATAAACTGTTTATCATTATTATCAGGGCACATTTCCGCATACTCTCTAAGTTCTATCAGACGATCAGTGGCCTGCTTGGAATATTCATCTGTAAGTTCGGCTAAATAGAAATCTTTTATAGTTTTCCAGAATTCAGTCATAAATTTTTGAATATACGGAATATCCTTTGCTTCTACTTTTATTTTTATCATCTCCTTTGAATATTGTATACAATATACTGTATACGCTCTATTTAATTTTATTTTATAAATATAATATATTTATATTATTTTAATATAAGTAACCCACAGTAACCGAGATGTAACCGTACTAATTCGTGTAAACCATTGATTTTACAGGTAGGTAACCGAGTAACCGAGTAACCCTGACTTTCTCATATAGGGGAACTTTTACACTCAATATGCACATATAAATACTCGTATATATATATGCAGAATCAAAGGTTACCTAGGTTACCCGGTTACCTTTTGGACGAATTGTTCATCAATCAAACACAATATCGTCTGTAATCTCAAAATTATCATTGCAATTCACGAATCCTTTTGGAATTTCATCTACAATTTTCAAGAACACGCATTTAGTGACAATTCCGTCCAACTTCTTCGCTTTAGTCGGATAACCTCTGCTGTCAGTTTCCGCAAGCCCCTTCTTAACAGCCCATGACAAGAATGCTTTCCTTGAAAATCTTCCAATTTTGCACAGATCATCAAACGCTGCGCTATAGATTATTGCGGTTGATGTCTTCTCTACCGGATCATTGTCAATAATTCCCCATCTCTCTGTTTTAATATCTGGGTTATCATCGAACTTAATTCCGTTCATAGCAATCTTGTCAACCACGAACCAGTAGGCACGTTCATTTTCAGAAACCATTTCTTTCTCTGTCAGGAGACTCTTTGCAGTTTCAATGTCAATGTACTGACCATCATGGAATAGCTGATCTGTTACAATCTTATCTGCTGCCAGAATGATACTCATAGATATACTCTGCTTCTGCATCTTATCATCGTCCTGTATAAGACCCTGATAGTGCTTTTGTAGGGCTTTTATATCATCAATAGACATTTCCTTGACTGCGTTCACAAAGTCGATTCCAGCATATCCATAGTTCTTTTTAAGGGTATCTGCGGTAAGCTGCGGATCATCAAATATCTTTTCGGAACACTCAACCTCAATAATTCGGTTGATAGCTCCACCTTGGCTGACATATCCGGCAAGCGGACGCTCACCATTGGTCAGAATGCAGTTCTGCCAGCGGTTCTCCCGGTTGACACCCAGTTCTTTATTAGAACGGCTCTTTCCTTTGCCGGAGCACAGGTCGTACACTATGCCCTCGAAGTTATCCCTGATCTTGGCAGATACCTTGGAAGTATCATCAAGAATTAGTGGAAGATTGTTAAGCATATCAGACTTTGCTTCCAGAGCCACATCTGTTGTCTTGAAGTCTCCTATGTATCGTGATTCGCCTGGATTCGCCCAGACGGAAGCTCCTAACATAAGTGTTACGGTCTTACCACCCTCAGTTTCTCCCCAGAGGTCTACAAAGAACGGAAGTGCACCGACAAGTTTGATCAGAATACTGGCAAAACTTGCAGCCAACATAATTTTCGGCTCTATTCTTCCAGTAGCACGAACCTTTTTTACGTGTTCATACCACTCTGTTCTGCTACCACCTACACTGATACTTTCATACAGCTGCCGGAACCTCATGTCTCCATCGAATACAATGTCCTTGTCATAGGGAAGAAAATAATCCCTAATCCACCCGATTTTGCTTGATGAATACTGAATGTTGATATAATCGTCATTTGCATTCTCAACGTCTGACAGATACCGCACAAGAAACTTCGCATTTTCTGAAGTTACTGAAATCCCAAGCGCAGACAAGCCAACGATTTTAGTAGATGATGCAACCATAGTTTTCGGTACAATAACCTCGGACCATTTATTATTCCTCTTATAGATTAGCTTTATCTGTTCTTCTCCGGTCTCCAGATTCTTCATTCGCTCTATTGGAAGTATAGGATGATAACAGGCTATAATGTCCGGCGATCCTGGATTTGTGTTTGATATTCTGATTCCATCATCGTCCGCCACCCAGTTAAGGCACTTCATCCGATCATATTCACAATCAGAGAAATTAGTCCACTGGTCCAGCATAGATAACGTCCTATTGTTTTTCTCTTTCTCAATCATCTGCTTCTGTACTTTCGTGTAGGCTTTAAGCAAATCCTCAAATTTTTTCTTTACGCCAAGCTCCTTGGCTCTGTCCAGAAGAGTCAGTGTAAGACGTGCCTTGTATATCTCGTCTTCCTGGTTGAATATCTCGTCAAATACTTCTTCGTCCAGAATAGAATCCTTCGTGAGCTTGTTTATCATTTCCACTTTTAATCACCTTCTTCCAGTCCTGTTATGAATCCATGGTGATATAGCGCAAGTTGTAACCTATTCCATGCTTCGCACCATCCGTCAGACAATGGTTTCACCCTGTCAAGGATAGCCCGGTAGAAATCTATATCAGACAAGCATTCTTGCAGCTCAACCTTTTTCTTCTGTTCTTCCTTCTGTCGCATTTCCATCTGCTTCTGATGGTGATATATTGCCATTCTGGAAGAGAAATCTGGTTTCTGGTAAGTTCCTCCAAGTATGGCAAAAGCTGTCTTAAAATCGCAATTATCCATGTTCTGAACGAATGTAAATATGTCGCCTGTTGCACCACAACCAAAGCAATAATAGCTGTCTTTGTAGATTTTCATGGATGCAGTACGGTCACCACTATGAAAAGGGCACTTTATAAATCCTGCTCTGTTTGGAACCATGCCATATCTGTTCAGAACGTCCCTCATGCTATTCTGCTGTTTAATTGTTTCTTTATCCATTTGACAGAATCTCCAAAATTCTTTTGCCGGTGTCTTTCTTGTCGCAAAACAGAAATTCAACACCATACTTGCGCTGCATCGTGCAGAGAATCTTATATAAGACATCTCCATGCATGACTTTCTGCTCCTGATCTACCCAGATACCATTCTTTTTGACTCTTTTCTTTGCCCGTGGGTTCTCCCACCAGAGGACATCATCCAGCTTCTCAATTCCTTTTCCGTGCTCACATAGGAACACAAGTTTTATCCCTGCTTCGTTTGCCCGGATAATCTCAGCACGGAATCTTTCATGTTGTTGGCATACATTACCGCATAATTCAGAAAGATTTTGTTTCCGGTCAACAACCAGTCGAGGGTTGTCATAATTCATGTAATCTCCGACGTAAAGCTTTGACACGAACCATTTTTCTCCTGCTGCATCAAATGCTTTCTTAATGCCATCAATAATTTTTTGATGTTCCCTACTGTCAATTTGTATCATACAAACGGAAACTCCTCGTCAATTCCATCTGGGATATTCATAAATCCGTCCGGGTCTGTTTCTGGACGTGGCGTCTCCGACTTCTGCTGGCTCTGGTTAGCACCTTTGCTTTCACCAAACTCAATCTCCTCCACAACAATATCTGTTGTGTATACCTTCTGTCCGTCACGATTGGTGTAGCTGCCGGTCTGGATTCTCCCGGATAAATCCGCTTTCATTCCTTTAGAAAAATATTTCTCGATAAATTCTGCCGACTTTCCGAAAGCGATGCAATTCAAGAAATCTGCTTTCTGGTCAGAACCTTCTTTTACAAATCTCCTGTTCACTGCAATAGAAAATCTCGCAATAGATGTTCCGTCATTTGTATATTTGATTTCCGGATCACGTGTAAATCTTCCTGTAAGAATTACTTTATTCATGCTGTTACTCCTTTTCTACATGCTGTTTGTCATAGTCAATTAACATTTTGAGACATTTATGCCCTTCCTCTTTTGTAAGTGACTTAATGTCATTTACCTTGAAACGAGCCTTGATCTGTTCTAAAAGCTTGGCTTCCGGGTACTTATCAATAATGTTTTTGATTGACATAGTAGTCTCGGAACCAATCATCTCGGTTTCTTTTGCCAGTTCCGCTTTTTTGTCAGACGAATTTTCACTGTTACTCGAACAATCATATTTAGTCTTGCTTTCTTTCCAGTAGATATCTGCTCCAATGCCGAGATTTTTGCAAGCTACTGACAACGCATCCGTTGTGGCCATCTTATAACATTCGTCAGACACGTAAATTCCGCTTCTTTCTTTTGTTGCTAGTTTACTTCCTCCGGTTCCGGAAATCGGCTGCGACCATTTACTTTCGTAAAAAACATATAGTTCAATCATCACAAAAGCACATGTCTCATCATTTATGGTTTCTGTCCATTTATCAACAGTCTTGTAATACCATCCGATTCCACAAGGTCCGAACTGCTCTGTCAGACATTTAATTCGCCACATAGGGTTAATATCTGTAAAGCCTTTTAAACGTCCTGCCATAATCGGCTTCTGAGCATCTTTCGGCACTTCTCTAACATGGTTATATAATTCAAGATTTTCCAATATTATTCCTCCTTGTCATAAACCACATGTTTACTGCCCTCAATAATCAGCAAACTTGCGATGTCTTTCATTGATAAGGTTGATTCGTTATAGATTTCAACCAGTGCGTTGTATGCGTCTGATGAAACCTTTACAACCTGGTTGTCTTTTCCAGTTACCAGCTGTTTCTTCCTTGCCGGAATACGGATTTCAAATTCACTCACTGAAACTTTCCTCCTTATATGATTTCTGAGCCATTAAAAGCCCATTTAGAGCCTGTACGTAGCTCGCCAATGTTCTTGCCTTGTATGATTCTTCAATGGGGTTATCCGGGACTGTGGCAAGCTGTGTATCAATTAGTCTCAGAACCTCATTAATTCTCTCATCCATGTTCACACCGCCTTGAAAAAGCAGTACAGGTTGTCTGAAGCGTCTCCAAACTTCTCTCCGTCGATACCTTCGGCTTTGTGATACTCCACATGGTCCAGAGACATGTCACAGTTCTCATAATCCAGAATGTAATCACCTCTGGATTGAAGTTCTCTGAGCAGTTCATTGATACATCCTGCTATCTCCAGACTGGGAAGAAGTTTCATAATTACTATCTGTTTACTCATTTGGACACTTCCCATCTATCAGAAGTTCCAGCAAGAAAGCTTTGATTATTCTGAGACTTTCACGACTTTTTTTCTCATAAAATGGGTTAAAAGATACGTTTTGGTACAAATCCCATTTAAATTTGTCTTTGAGAAGGAGAACATCTTCTTCCCTTTTAACCCCTCTTACTCCCAAACCGTAGCCCGAAAAATCAAAGGTGACATTTGCTGCCGGAACTTCGTTCACAACTCTTTTACAGAGTTCATAAATTTCATCAATCTCTTTCTCGAACATCTTCTTATCCTCCTTATTTCCTACCAGTCTGCTTTCATCTGGCGTACCGCCCATGCTGCCGAGATGCCGAAAAAGATGTTCAGCCAGATAGGTATATCCACATATTTCCCGGCAAGCATACAAACAGCAATTAGCATATACTCTTTCATTTTATTTCTCCTGCAATCCATATAAGGTTGCTTGCTACCAGTGCGGCGACTGTCACAATCCATGCAGTGAACCATCTTTTTGACTTTTTCTTGCTTTCTTCGACAATTTCAGTCGCAAGTGCTACTTCGATGTCAGCCCATGTAAGCTGGCTTTTATTTTTAATTTCACTCATATCTAGCTAATTTCTCCTTATTTTTTCTTATTTGTCTTTACAATTAGCAGATAGAGAACTATAATGTATCTATCCACTAAGGTGTTTTAGTGGTGCAAAGCTCCGGGGTGGAGGTTCCAGCTCCCTCCGGGGCACTCACTTATTGAGAGCCTCTTTGCCTTTCCAGACATGACCGGTTACTTCATAGACTTTCCTAGGGCTTATGATGTATGTGATTCGGCCACCGGAAAGGCTTTTTGCTGGCTTGTTATTCTGCACAGCTACGCCAATCGGCAACCATCCATACACAATCCCTGCTCGGATTGCTGTAATAGGAAGTCCGATCAGTTGACTCGCATCGGCTACGGTCATATTCTCTGATGAGAACTCCGGCATCTGTGGGATTCCTGATATGATTCTTGCGACCTCTGCAGCGAACTGATGAATTTCTGCATTTTCTTTGATGTAAGTATCAACTTCGCTCATTTCATGCTCCTTTCATATTTGTTTTTATGAATTTTTTTTACCTTTGATTTCTTCTTTCTCTTTTGAGTTTTGAATGGAGATTTCTTTCCGGTAAAATGCGTAAAATTATTTGCTCCCATTATTTATCACCTATTGTATTTCCTTTCCCCTCTACCTATAATGCATTTACAGGCACCGACATGCCAAGTATAACGAAAGGGGAATTATATGGTTGAAACAATCACTCGACTGTATCACTGCCACAAGATTCACAAACATGTGACTGTTTATGAAGAGTATGAGGTTTCTGGTAACAGTCGCCGCCTACTGCGGTGCTCATGTCCATATCATCAATACACGGAAATGAAGCCGCACTGTGATGGGTATAATGACCATGGTTTTCAATGTGGTTATGCAAAAAATCAATAACCAGGCTCACTAACTCATCCGGTCGCTCACTTGGCGATAGGTAACAGTAAAGCCGTAGGTCACATTTGCAACAGTCTCCACCAGATTCTTTGCAGTGTTGGCTGACGGCTTTGTTAAATTGTAATGCGTCCATCTATGCTCCTTTCTTACTTTCTTTCTGATCGGAATCGTCTTTCTTCTCAGAAAAACTTTCCGTCTTACCAAGAATGTATCCCTTGTCAAATTCTGACATATTAGGAATCGCGTTTTTCAGCTTTTCAATGATTCTTTTTTCTTTTTCAGACATGTACTCACTCCTTTCTTGTGATATACTCCCAGTAGACGGGAGGTGATATTGTGTATCTCAATAAAGAACAATTTAATTTCTTGAAATATCTTTCAAGCAAAGAAAAAATTGAATATTCTTCTCTATCGGAAAATGAAATCAAAATTTCAAATTTTCTTGAAGAAGAAAAATTGATTTCTGTTAATAGAGAATCTTTTCCTAAAATCAATCAAGACGGTCAGGTCAGATATGCAAAAGGAAAAACTCTCTCTATTACGATTTCCGAACAGGGAAAATCTTACATTGCTGAAAGAAAACATGAATTTAAAAAGTTACTATTGAAAGATGTGGCTATTCCGATTATTGTTTCGATTCTTACCACCCTAGCACTAAACGGATTAAAACTGTTGCCACACTTGCTACAATTGCTGGAATCACATATTCCATAATCGGATGGCGTTTCATATTTTCCACCTCCTTTGTTTACCTTGTAAACACAGTATAGTCCCTTAGACAACATTTGTCAATACTTTTTTGTTGACTTTGTAAACATTTTATGATATTATATTTTCAGAAAGGAGGAATTAAATTGAAAGACAGGTTTAAAGAGTTGCGAAAAGAATTAAACGTAACTCAGCAAGAATTTGCAGACAAACTAAAGATAAGTAGGAATTTTGTAGCGCAAATTGAAATGGGAAGCAAAGTTCCGTCAGATCGGACTATTGATGATGTTTGCAGAGAATTTAACGTAAACGAAGAATGGCTCAGAACTGGAAACGGAGATATGTTTGTACCCGGAATTAAAGACAAACAAATTTCTGCCATGCTTGCAGACGTAATGAAATCTGGAGAAGATTCTTTCCGACACCGTCTCGTGTCTGCATTAGCCAGATTGGATGATGAGGGATGGGACAATTTAGAAAAACTTATTGACATGATTTCTAATAAGTAAAAAGAAAGACAAGGGCAATGCGCAAACCCTTGTCTTTTTTAATGTTATCCGATTAGCCTTTTCACAAATATATAAATCACTTCTATCCAATGATTATTCGTGCATTTTTCAACCATCTCAATAATCTCTTTCTTATAATCCATAAATAACCCTCCCTGTCGCAACTACCACTTACACTATAGTATATGTCCGGCTGTGGGAAATAGAACCGAACATTAGTTCTTTTTTGCTATTATACCACCTATCCCGACTCTTGGCAACTGCCAATGATACACATAAACTCTCACTATTTTATAGAAAAAAACATTTCTTTTTCATCTAAATCACTCTATTTCGTTCTAAATCTTTACAATATGCTCTTAAAATGATAAAATAAAAATACCACATATAACCGTACTTTACATAACATTGCAAAATCAGCGGTGCAAAATACATAATCCGCATGAAAAGTGCGAAGCGTGGCGAAAACATATTAGGAGGGTGTTTATCATGGATGAAAAGAAAAAATATTGTAAGCACTGCGGAGAACTTATTGACGACGACTGTATAGTATGTCCTAAGTGTGGAAAACAAGTAGAGCAGTTGACTTCTAGCAACAGAGACATCATCATTAACAATTCTACATCTTCCTCTGCGTCCTCAGCGGCAAGTTCAGGCGCGCCGTATATAAAACGGAAAATGCCATGGTATCTCAGTTGGTTCTGGATTTTTATTCTAGGATTATTCTCTGGTGGAATATATTGGATTGTTGGAATTATAATGAGATCAAATTGGAAATCACATAATTAAATAAAAAAACCGCCCCGGCATTGGCGTACCGGGACGGCGTTTATACATCTCCGGAGAGATGCTATATTCTGGCAAGACATATTGTATCATCTTCGGAGCAGTCGAACAAGACAGAAAATTTGTTCGGCTGTTATTTTTATACCTAAAAAACAGCTATAAGAAAAGAGGAATAAAAATGGCGAAGAAAAGAAAGAAATATCCAAAACTGCCGAATAACTTCGGCTCTATCCGGTTCCTTGGCAAGAACCGGAGAAACTGCTTCGCAGTGCATCCGCCAGCTACACTGGGCGATAATGGAAAACTAAAACGTCCGCCGGCAATCTGCTACGTAGATGACTGGATAAAAGGCTTCACCGTCCTGACAGCATACAAAGCCGGCACGTATCAACCCGGCATGGAGCGAACACTCGAGGTGTCTCCTACAATGGACATAGATGCCCTTGTGAACCGCTTAATTGCCGACTACAATACAATCAAGAGCGTAGAGGATAAGCACCCGGAAATCAAGAAATTGACGTTCTCAGATGTATATAAGCAATTTTATGCGTGGAAGTTCCCAGAGGGGACGAAGCTGTCACGCAGTTCAAAGGAAGCATATCGGACAGCTTATACAAACTGTACTGTTCTGCACAATCGCATATTCGAAGATTTAAAGGCTCCTGACATGCAAAAGGTTATTGATGATTGTAAGCTGAAAAAGCAAAGCCAGATGGCTATTTTGACTCTGTTCAAGCAGATGTACAAATATGCAGTTTACTCAGAAATTGTAACGGAAAATAAGGCATTATATGTCCATGTCAACGCTGATAACGACACCGAACATGGAACGCCATTTTCTGATCAGGAGATGCAGGTGTTGTGGAATAATACCGACGATCCAGAAGTGCAGCTCATTCTTATTATGTGTTACTCTGGTTGGCGAATCGGGGAAGTGTTAAAACTCACAACCAACCTGGAAGAGAAATACTTCCAAGGTGGAATCAAAACAAAAGCCGGTAAAAACAGAATTGTTCCGATACATCCTGCCATATACCATTTTGCTGAACAGAAAGTGCTGGCACAAGATGGAAAACTATGTGTATATACTCAGCAACACCATAGAAAAGCGTTGTTCTATCCTACACTGGAACGTTTGGGAATAGTCGGAAATCCGAAACACACGCCGCACGATTGTCGACATACCTTTTCTGCGCTGTGTGAAAAATACGGTGTCCGGGAGAATGACCGAAAGCGAATGCTCGGCCACTCTTTTGGTGGAGATGTTACAAACGCTGTGTACGGCCACAGAACACTGGAAGAACTCCGGACAGAAATAGAAAAGATAAAAGTTCCATTTGTGACTAACTGTGACTAACGGAACCCATTTTAATCTTTCTAAAACAACCGAAATATCATTATCGAAATGCCGGAAACCCTATTAAAATCAACGTTTTCAGCGATTTTGCAAGGATTTCCCACATTTCATTTTCATTATTCTAATTTTATTGATTGTGACTAACAAATAGAATTTAGAAAATTGCGCAAATGCCTGTAAATACAGCGTTTTTGGGACTATTATATTAGGAAATAATATTTTTATTTGTGACTAACGTGTGACTAACGATAACAGTCTAAAACTTCCGAAGTGATACCAAATATGTTTATAAATAAAATTCCCGGGGTTAATTCCCCGGGATGTTTTATATAGCAATCAAATCTTTCCATGTGGCGGGTCCACAGACTCCGTCCACTTCCAGAACATCTTTCCTAGATTCCTGATAAGCTTTCAGAGCGTAAATCGTGTTTGTGTCTGCTGTCCATGTAAGTTTCAGGGCTTTGCCGTTTTTGCCTTTAAAGCCTCTGGCTCTTAAAATTTCCTGTAAGAGGAGCACAGATGTGTTTTTATCTCCTGCTTTTACTGTTTCTGGATTAAACATATATTTCTCTCCTGTTTGTGCGGTATTAGGCAATGCATTTTCAGATTTTGCGGGTACAGATGCATCAGATGTAATACTATAATCTGGTGTACAGAACTTAGTTCCGGGCATCTGGCTGTTAAGATAACTCTTTGCACAGACACCGCCGCCATTTGCAATAATTCCAGATGCACCAGAAGTATTTCCCTCGATGGTATAGAACCTGTCTCCGATTACGGCCGTTACGATGCCGGTATGAGTGAAAGTTCCATTATGATAAAAAATTACAATATCACCGATCTTTGGATTAGCGTTCCTTGTAAACAGATTACCAAGTGTTGGGCAGTAAACATAGGGCCAGTGTTTCAACAGTTTTTTTGCTTTTTCCTGTCCGAATGCTTCCATAAAGCACCAACTCACGAATGCTGCGCACCAAGGCTGTCCTTGATATGATGGCTTAATGTCTCGCCAGTACTTCGTATAGTTGCTCGAACCGGCGTTTGCAGTCTTACTGTCGAGCTGACTATTGCTCTTCTTTTCAAGGTATCCAATCTCATTTTTTGCAATGAGAATCACTTTTTCAATAGCTTTATCCATTGCAGAAACCTCCTCTTTGTAATCCTTATAGAATACATCCATGTCAACGTTACCACTAATGCCGGATACTTTTCCTCTACTGGAATACTGCCAGCCTACACCAACAGATGGACGCAATCTTTCCTGTACAGAGCCATTATCACTAGCCGGATAACGAGCAATCCAGCAATCGTACTTTTTCAGGGTGTCTGACAGAACGTTATTGTACCAATCAAGATTGCAGTAGATACCGACCTTATAACCGGCTTTTTTGATTCTGGTCAGAAATGCTACTGCAATATTCTCAATCGCCTGTTTTCCAAGGTTTCTCTGCTGACTCCATTCAAGGTCGTAGAAGATTGGAAAGTCCATTCCGCGTCCGCCAAGAACAGAAATTACGCTCTCAGCTTCATCAATTGCCTGTGCCGGTGTCAGAGCGTAACTGTATTTATATCCGCCGACAAGGATTCCATTTGACTTGCATCCTTTGTAGTTATGCTCAAAAGAGGAATCAGTTCCAGATTTTTGATGGATTCTCAATATTGCAAACTTAATTTCAGAATTCGATACTTTCGCCCAGTCTGGCTTACTCTGATAAGATGATACGTCAATTCCTTTAATTTCCATATTTTCTCCCTTGCACGTATTTTATTTCACTATTCCTGGTTTTGATTCTGTTACTGTCCCGTCCTCATTCAGTACATAGCCATCCTTTTGAAGTCTTTCAATTACCTTCTTATTCCACAACTCAGGAACATCTGTCCATTTTTTTAGCCCATTGATTACTCGCTCTTCGAAAAATTTAACCATTATTCTTACCTCCGATTGTTGCAACTAATGTAGCCAGTTCATCAAGTGCTGAATCATGCGTTGATACAAGTTCAGCCAGACCGTCAATGCCATCACCATTAATTAGAATTTTACGATTAGATTCCGCATTAAGCATCTGCATCACCGAGTCAAGCTTTTCAGACATCTCATTCAGCCTGTTTGAAACCCGATTGATGGCTTTGTAGATATTTGCAATTTCCTTTTTATCCATATGCACCTCCTGTTCTTAGCCATTCAGCTATAGATAATTCATTAATTTGCTTTCCAGATTGTCGCAAATCCTTTTAACTGCTTTACGGCGGTAGATGGGATTTGATAGGATTTTAGATGCATAAGCAGGGGGTAACACCACCAGCGTTACTGGCAAAGTTCCAGATCACACTCCCGTCTACGTTCGTACAACAGAAGCGCAAACCGCTGCCGGAGTGAGGCGAACGTTCCCACCACCAACCAGACACGTAACTGCTGTCGTAACATGGCTTCTTATATCTATTAGCAGTCGCATTCTTAAAATACTGATACTGCTTTCCTTCACCTGCGAAAGAATATGCTGTGCTACCAAAAATCTCAATTTCAGAAGGCAAAAACGCATAGTCATTAGAAGTCTTAATTGTACTACTTTGACTTCCCACAGATGTCAACTTCTTAACCTGCTTCATCATATTTTGAATATAAGTAGGCAGGCATTTTTTGTACACGTTGTTGCACCATGTACGTCTAGCGCATCCTTCCCAACCGCCACTGTTTGTGTTCGAACTATTCATATAACCACATTCATGTAATGTATCATAGGAGCTGTTATATTCTGTCACAGTGTCTAAATACAGCATACGTTCCGTCTGAATCGTAATAGCAGCCTTGGTCTTGCCGTTTATAGCAGTCACTAAGTCATCATGCTCAATTCCGATAATTACATAGGCATAATCATTCGCTTTGTGTGACTCACTCACGCCTGTTGCATCCATGGCATCGTGATGGATGGTTCTCTTGTCGCCGACCGCCCAATAGTCACTAATGTTGATTTTGCCTGCGTAGTGCGCTTCAATCATCTTTTCAATCTCTGCGTCTGTTCCGTCGGCAAATGTGACAATCTTTAAGCCCTCTGGTTCCCCAATCAGTCTGTTACCTGCATCGTAGTTATATATGCCATCGGTGTTGTATGGGAACAGTGTAAAGTAATATTGTTTGCCGTTTGTCAGCCCTGTAACTGTATAACCTGTGGTTTTGTATTTATCACGAACTGTGTTATCAACCACAAGTGTTCCATCATCTGGATTTGCGGGATAGCCCGTTTCTTTCATTACAAGTTTTGTACCAGCCCATGTAGAGAATGTTGAACCACTGATTACCGTGTTTTCTGGGTCTTGCCATTTAATTATAACCGATGCATTTGCATTCTCGATTGTTGGGTTGTTTACGGGTTTTGGGGTAACGGTTGCGTCACCGCCTTTTGCGTGGAGCGTTCCGTCTTCATCTATGAATGTTGTCTTGCCGTCAGGCTTAACCTTACCAAGAATTTCGATTGTAGCAATTGGGACAGTCGCATCACTCCCCTTGTCTCCTTTTGGCCCTTTGATGTTTACTGTTTCGGGATTGGCAATTCCATCTGTGTTGCTCCAGCTTATGTTTCCATCAGTGTCTACACTTGGAATGAATGTAGTGCCCTTTTCTCCTTGCGGTCCAGTATCTCCTTTTGCACCCGTATCGCCTTGCGGCCCGGTAATATTTACTGTCTGGGGGTTTTCAAGTCCTCCGTCATTACTCCAGCTTATGTTTCCTTCGCTGTCTACAACAGGAGTGAATGTGATTCCTCGCGCACCAGTATCTCCTTGCTCACCTTTTGGACCAACTGGACCTTGTTCACCTTGCGGCCCAGTATCGCCTTTTAGGCCCTGTACTCCCTGCTCTCCTTTTTCTCCGGGGTCTCCTTTTACACCCTGTGGTCCTGGATCGCCCTTTGATCCTTGCGGACCAACCGGACCCTGTGGGCCTTGCGGTCCCTGAATCTTACCGGTATTGTTCCAATTCGCGCCGTCAAAAACCCACATTTCTCCGTCTATTAAATACGCATCGTTCTTCCCCGCACTCAGAGGAAGGTCCGCCTCAGATTCTTTTGTACCAAGGATATTAAGAGATGTTCCGTCATTTCCTTGTTCGCCCTTTTCTCCTCGTGGACCTTGCGGACCAACTGGTCCAGCATCTCCTTTATCACCTTTTGGGCCTGGCACTCCTTGAGGCCCTATAATATTCCCAACATTTTCACTATCACCATCTGAAAATGTTATTGCTAAATTTCCACCTATGTCGATGCTAACCGCTGTGATAGAGACGCCCCTCAGTGATTCTTTCTGCTCAGGTGTCAGCGATTCAAACGCCACGGTGCCATCCACGCCCTTTTCTCCCGGATCACCCTTATCTCCTTTTTCGCCCTTGGGACCCTGCGGGCCAGTAGGACCCTGTACACCTTTTTCTCCTCGTTCTCCTTTTGAACCCTGTGCACCTTTTTCTCCTCGTTCTCCTTTTGAACCCTGTGGACCAGCGGGACCCGCTGCACCCTTATCTCCTTTCTCGCCTTTTTCGCCTTTGGGACCCTGTGGACCAACGAATTCTCCGGCATTAACCATCTCTGAAATGTCCTCAATGGAACACAACCGCCTTACATCATTAGCCGCAAATGCAATGTATAAGGCTTTGCCAGATGGAACGGACGGGTCATTGCCGAGAATCGCAACGGGCTCTCCGGGACGAATTTTCGATGTATCAAAATCGGCGTACATACCCCGTCGGAATTGTATTGTATATGTATCGGCCATATTAGACTTACCTCCTTATAAAAGGAAATTATTCCTTATGTAATTCTTTACAGAATCAAGATTTTTCTGCACGCTGTCATCCATCACGAGAAAATTGCCTTTATTGTTCTGACTGATGATACTTCCTGTGCTTTCGTCTACTTCTGAATAGGTGTAAGCAATGCGACTTCCTTCTCCAGTGCTGAGATTCATAAAACTTGTAAGAATTTTTTTCATGATATTTCCTCCATTTCGTCAATAATTTTTTTCCTGTTATTAAGAAGCTCTTTTTCGTAATCGGGTTCTGATATTTCAAGGCTTTTACTGTAGTCTGGCTCTGGCATGTCTGTGTCTATTGCCCTATCGTAAGCTGTTTCACTTGCATCAGCAAAACGCATGTGTTCATAGTCAGCTTGACGCGCTTTGACTTCAAATGCAAATTTAAGCCCCGGAGTACCTTTTACAGTGAAATATGTCTGTTCTTTTTGGTCTACCCAACAATCTCCATCTCCTTCCTTTTGCAAGAACACATAATATTCAATCCTTACATTAGTAGATTCTTGGAATATGTCATCTATGTCTATCAGACATGTGCCGTCTTCTGATATGGATGCTTCTCCGATGTCTCCAAACATGGGGGATGCCATTTCGTAGCAATAAAACGCCTGTGTACCATAGTTTTTTGTTGGAAAAATCCTCTTCTTTGTCCCTCGGACACTTAAATCCGCAAGGTCTGTCCCCGTTCCGACGCTATAGAAATGTCCACTGGCTTCTACGTGCGTGCCTGCTTTAACTTTTTTTGATGCCGAAATACTGTCCGCAGAAACACTGCCAGCAGAAACACTGGTATTAACCGAGACCGAACTTGCGTGTACGGTTCCTGTATAAAGATTGATTCCTCTAATTCGCGTTCCATACAACGTCCCGTACCCCGGTACATATACTCCTGTATTCGTCTCTGAATAGACTTCTCCAGTCGACGCATCTAATATTATTTTGCCGTACGTGCCGTCTGCTGTGAGTTTCTTGTATCCAACTTCCCATCCCGCCAGCGCACCTGTATTAATATAAGAAGCGTTTATATACAGAAGACTGTTCTGTAAATAAATCCCCTGTGTCTGTCCATTATTTGTCAGAATGTTAAATATCTGTTCCTGCGTCAGGTCACCTGCATCTTTACCATTTTCTCCATCTTTGCCACGAATACCAATAATATGTGGCGATGTACTGTTAGAAGTACCATCTGTATAATAAGTTGTCTGATATGACCATAAATACGGCTTATCAGCCGTTGGCGTCTGTATAGAAGTTGTCCATCCACTTGTATATGTATATACATAATTGGATTCGGAAGTCGCGAGATAATAGGTTGTGACGGATGAAATGCCATTTCCTGTAGCACCCGTTGCACCTGTAGCGCCAGTCTGTCCCTGCATTCCTTGAATTCCCTGCTTCTGCTTTGCAATGGCAAATATTTTTTCTGCTGTCAGACTTCCTCTTGTCACAGTAACTTTTACGGTACCTGCGTCTGTGCTCAACCCCGTAACTATATATGTTTCCCCGTAAGAACTACCATACACGCCACTTGATGTACTCCATTCGATAATAGATGTTTTGGTGACATCCTCTGAGCCATACAGGACCTGTACAGTAGTGCTACATGATGGAAAAGAAGTATAACCCCCATCTTTATCGGTTGGAATTCCTTGATACTCATTTGATAAGATTACATTTAAAGTTCTGAATTTACCCGATTCTTCCGCTACAACATCACTGATGTTTTTTCCTTCCAGAGAAAATTCAGTTGCTTTAATGTAAACATTTCCATCATCATCAATTTTCAATGTAACCTGACCATTTTTATCTGTGACATTCAGACCCTTACCATTAATCAGTTTTCCTGCTAAAACGCCAGATAGGATATAACTTGCATTTATATACAGTTCACCATCCTGAATATAAATACCTTTATTTTTCCCATTGTTAGTCAGTTTATTGAATACTTCAGGCTGCCCCAAACTGGTGTCATACTCACTAATTGCATTATCCACATCATCAGAATCCACATAAGATGGGCTAATCCAGTCAGCAGATGAAAATGCACCGGATTTTCTGGGCGTTTTGCAGATTTTTATTTCACCTTTTCCATTAGTGGTGGAGGTAACCCACATGTCACCCTCATCATATGGCGGCGTAGGTGTAACCAAAAACACTCGTCTTTTTCCATCTGCGGTATCTTGTGCCGTTGATGCAGCATCAAGTGCGACTTTTATATCAGGATCATCAAAGCTCTCCCAACTATAAGTACCATCAATCTTTACAAAACGGAACATCTTCTTAGTACTCGTGTTATAGAAAATATCATTAAGATGCTTATCTTTTGCATCTACGTCAGTCCATTCAGATGCGGGTACATTCTCAAGCGTGGGGTCATACGCATAAAAGTATTGAGTGCTTACATCTATACCGTCTGTTATCACTGAATCGACGTAACTTTTTGCGGATTCATTAGCTATTTCTTTAATAGTCTTTCCTTTAAGCTGAAAAGAATTCGCAACAATGTCCACACGTCCAGTGTCAGCATCAACGCGCAGCGTCACGTCTCCGTTATTATCTTTTGCTGTAAATCCTCTCGTGTTAATCCATTCTGATTGAATACCGATGGCATAGAGAATATTCAGAACGGCATCTCCATTACTATCAAAGCCGGCTTTCCATGTCTGACCGCCGTCTACTGACAAGAAGAATCCATCAGCACTTGTTTTATAAATTACTTTAGAATCAGCAAGCGTAGGCTTATCATGCCGGTACGTAATTACGGAACCATCTTCTTGTGCTTCCTCTGTATAGAAGAAACCCAGCGTGTTCGCTGCAAGTTCATTCATCTGTTTGAGCTTTATGTCATACGCAGATAGCTTTTTCTCTGTGTCTTTTTTTGCTTGCTCTACCACTGCTTGCTGTTCGCCAATAAACTCGCTTGCATCTTCTTCGGCACTCTTTGCGCTACAGCTCCATGATGTTGAGCCACCGAACACGAACTCTATATCTGTCACAAACGATCTAAAGACACGATTCTTTGTATCAATAAATTCGACCGGATCGCCGAAAGTGGCGTATCCGTTGGCGATTCCGTCACATGAGAAAGGACGCATTCGCAAACCGATTAATTGATTTCCAATAGCTTCGACTCCTGCCTGTGCATTTCCTGACAATAGCTGATTATCAATAGTGATTACATAGCCGTCCTGACCCGACATATATTCGGCCTCATCTTCTACGTATTTGACGCCTGTTACAATAACATCGTCTACGTCATATTGTAGATTCTGAATTGAAAATAACGCGTGATAGTCGTTATTGCTTAACGTACCACCATCAACCACAGTCCCTGTCGTCCATGGATTAAGTGTGCCACCATCCAGATCATCACCATTTGTCCAGTTCTTTACTGTTCCACCATCGTAAATAGTCGTATTGGTAAATGCCTTATCAAACGTAATAATCCTGAGTAAGTCATTTTCGTCGATTCTTGCATTTCCACCGGCTATCCCGGCACACATTCCGATTACTGTACGATATGTCGTATTAGATGGCGCTTTCTGAATCTGAAAGTCCGCATTTGGAAACATTGCATCTCCAAGAGTGATTCCACATTGCTGACAGCATTCCGAGAGCAGTTCCTTGACCGTACAAGGAAAAGACAAATTAGAATCATATGCCTTATCAGCGTTATGCATTTTATCTAAGAGAGAAAGACTTATTTCGCTCGCTGTTGCAGGCTTTTTCGATACAATATAAGTGCCTCTTTTTATAATTTCTATCCTGTCGGATAACTGCACATTGAGAAAGATAACAAACCTTGCGGCATTAAAATTATATCCGTCAAAGCGCCCGTCATCATTTACCAATGATAAACTTGCCGTTTTTGCGATTGCCACGCCCACCGGAAAGTCACCGGAGTCTGCTGAATCTACGAGACTATTTCCAGACAGATAAAAGTCTTTTTTGCCTAGCTTAAGAGTTGTACCATTTGACAATGTAACATTTGCTGTCACGTAATAATTTCTGTTTGTAAGAGATTCTTTCTTCAACTGAGTAGATACATTTATCAAATCGGCTCAATCCTCCTTACATTAATAGACAAATCTGTCCACTTTTCTTCCCCATCTTTCAGAGTTTGCGCAGCCATGTTGAAATTTGATGCGTAGAATGTTCTGTCTATCCATCTTCCCGGAACAGTTGGGTCTTTATGGTGGAATGTGAATTGACTTTTGTTAAGTACAGTATTTAGTATGGTTGCTATTTCAGCCCATGTAAGCTCGCCCCATTGCATGTCATACCCGCCAATTGTTCCCATTGGTGTATTGTGCATAATTAAATCCTGACTTCTTTTAGAGTCTTCCGTAGAAGTGGTTGCGAACACCGGTTTGTAACTGTCCGGTGCTCTTATAACAACGTTGTCTATTTTGAATTGTTCCTGTGCCATATTTTTTCCTCTATGCTAACTCAAATGGATTCTTCCCATTCCGGTTTCTTCTCATTTCAGCTTCACTAATGATGATGTCTAACAGTTTTCTGCCAGACGCATTGACTGTAACATTGTAAGTATTTCCGTCTCCCTGTCCTTTCCCAGACTCTTCCCGAACAATCTGACGCAACAGACTTTCCGGTGCTTCCAAGTTGTTACCTTTCTTCTGGTCGCCTAATACCGCAAGGAATTCTGACCTTGGTGGAATAACTGCACCACTGGCCAGATATGGGATAGTTCCGATACGTGGAAATGTTGCATGAAATCCGATAGTCTTTGAGCCAAACGGTGTTGGAACAGTCCAAGGCCCAAAGGAAAATGCAGATTCAATTCCACCAATTGCGTTATTAATCATCCCAACTGCATTATTAACAATGCTGATTGCCTGATTAATCGGAGCTTTAATGAAATTAACAATACCTTCAAATGCAGATTTGACTGCATCTCTGGCGGCGTTAAACTTATTAGTGATAGCATTTTTTATCGCTTCTACTTTATTAGATACGAACGTAGCTACGCTTTCCCATGTTCGGGATGTCTTGTTCTTTACGCTGTCCCATACGCCTACAACTTTAGTTTTAATTGCATTAAATACTGTGCTGGCTGTGGATTTAAGAGAGTTCCAAAGGCCAGAAAGTGTCTTTTTGATTGCGTTCCAGATTGTTGAAGTCAATGCTTTAATCGCATTCCAAGCAGTGCTGATGATGCTCTTTATTATACTTAACGCGCCTTTTGTTACGGTTTTAATTATCTCCCACGCACCTGACACAACATCTTTGATAAAACTCCATGCTCCATCCGCAATCTCTTTTATTCCCTGCCAAGCCAGTTCCCAGTCTCCTGTAAAGACGCCAACAAGAAAATCAATAATTCCACTCAGTGTATCTGCTACATCACCAATTATTTTAATTAATGATTTTATGACTTTTATCGCTACGGTGCCTACAACATCAATTATCTTTGCAACAACCGGAAGCAAATTCGCGATTATCCAGTTAATTAAAGGAACTAACACCGACTCCCACAGAAGTTTCAGAGAATCAATGAGTTTTCCGAGAAATGTTTCTATCTTTAAAATTGCGTCCCCTAATGGTCCCTCTAATAGCCCTTTGATTTGTTCTGCTAGTCCTTGAAAAACAGGAAGAACGTACGTATTATATCCAGTTATCAGAGTCTCAAATATGCTTGATAATCCATTCGCTATAGAATCAAAGAACGGCTTTACGTGCTCATCGTATAGCCTCGATATTGCATCACTAAGGTTTTGAACAACTGTTAAGACCCCACTTGTTACAGTTTCTATTACTCCGAGGCTGCCCTCAATTGCTGACTTCAAAATGTCTTTGTTGTCGATAAAAGGCTGCGCAATCATGTTAAGGATGTCTCTGCCAAGTTTTGCGGCTGTTTCCGTAAGAACCATTCCAATTTCAGTAAAGATTCCGATTAAATTAGCAGTAATCTGCTGCGCAGTTTCTTCGCCGAAAACTGAGAAAACATCAGCAAAAGCAACTGCAAGGTTTCCGCCTATTTGTGCAATTTCAGAGCCGATATTGAACATATCTATCAGATAGTTCTTTATTCTTTGCGTGTTCTGCTTTAAAAACTTTTCGATTCCGCCTATAATGTTTTGCGCAATTGTTAATCCGATTCTGGCAAATGAGCCGGCAACTTGTCCAATTGCATATGCGAATGAATCGAAAAAATTATTTGCTGCTTTAGCAACTTCTGAATCAGTGAAGATATCCTTTAAAGATTTCCATATGGAATCGAGATCCTTTTTTATTCCGTCAAGAATTGGTTCGTAATCTCCTAATCCATCCCAGAATCCTTTTGCGATTAACTTAGCCAACTGTTTAAATCTGTCGATTATCTTTTTTAGCGGTTTTGACATTTTATCAAGAACTGTCTCACCCTCTGCCAATTTTCCATAATCAACATTTTGTACAGCATCTTTCATCTGATCTGCAAGTCCGCCGGTTGCGCCCGGTACTTTTGACGATGAATCTGTGCTTTTATCCGTTGAGTAATTATTTATTTCGTCAAGAGGACTAAGATATCCTTTTGCCGCCTTAGTAGCTTTCTTAGTTGCATCTGCTGTATCATTTGTCGCATCTGCCAGCTTTTCGGCATTGTTGGCAGCATCTCCATATTGGTCTGCCGTATCAGCTATTGCATCTGTTCCGACAAGACCTGCACCACTTGCGCCTGTCTGGCCAGATGATTTCTTTCCGGTGATTAATTCCGTAAATGACTTGAAGGCATTTGCCAGAGTTGCTAACTTACCGAGCAAGATATTAATAACTCTCAAAACGGGAGTGAAGAGATTGATTAATCCCTGTCCGACTGTTGCCTTGAGAGATTGCAACTGTAACTGCATCACTCTGACCTGGTTCGCCCATGAGTCAGATGTTCGAATGAAATCACCAGATGCGGCAGACAACTGTTTCTGTACAAAAGCCAAGCGGAGAGCCACTTTCTCCTGTTCAGTCATGGCGGATGTGGTTTTACCATAGCCATTTGCCAGTGCGAACTGGTCAAGCGCCGACTGGGTCATTACCACACCGAGGTCCTTGAGTGTTTCCGTTTCACCTGTAAACACTGATTTCAGTTTGATATAGGCTAAGTCCTGACTGATATTATAAAATGATGCCACATCGCCAGTTAACTGTGTCAGAGCCGTTGACATGTCGTAAGCCTGCGCTTCTGAGAATCCGAACGACTTAGACATTGCTCCGAACGTTCCGACATACTGTTTCGCCATTGTTTCAGATAATCCGGCCGAGGTCATGGCATTCTTTGCAAATTCATTGACCTTATCCGACATTGTGGTAAATGTAACATCAACCACGTTCTGTACTTCTGCCAGATTAGAACCAAGTTCTACGCACTCTTTCCCAAACTGAGCCAGTTTCCTAATTGCGAATGCTCCGCCAATCAGTATGCCTATTTTTTTTACTACGCTGCCAAGTCCGTTAAAAGACTGCCTGATTGCTGATACGCCGTTTTGCACACCTGATGTGTCCATCCTAGTATCAATAATGACTGAGCCATCAGCAGCCATGTGTCCACCTCCTAACTATTTGAGGTTCAACATCTCATTCAGCTTATCTTTATAAGCTTGCTC